AGATTGCTAAAGAAGATGATGATGATAATTTATTAAACGCACTGTTTGAAGCTTTTTCAATGATGAAAGATTTGAATAGTTTAGATGACTTTGATAGATGGGCACGCACTATTATAAAAGGTGGTGCACTAGAACCCGGTGGTATAAATCGTACTGGTGCTATGATACGTGAGCTAGAAGGTGTTATGACACATAGCATATTGTCTGGCCCTAAAACACCAGCTAGAGCTATTATGGGTACATCTACTGCAACATTTTTAAGACCTCTTGCTACAGCTATCGGTGCTACGTTACGTGTACCTTTTACTGGAGATACAGCTACATTACGTAGTAGTTTGTCAGCGGTCAATGCTATGGTCGAATCTATACCAGAGTCCTTTGAGTTATTTAGAACTAGACTAAACTCATACTGGAAAGGAGATCTACGTAGTATAAAGACACGTTATTCAGAATATACACAAGGCGACGAGAACTGGGAAATACTTAGACGTTGGGCAGAAGATAGTGGTAGAGCAACAGATGGAGACAAAGCTGCATTTTATACAGCTAACATGGCACGTAACTTAAATAATAGTAACATGTTAACTTACTCTACTAAGCTTATGGCTGCTACTGACGACTCATTTGCATACATACTTGGTCGTGCAAAGATGCGTGAAAAGGCTATGCGTCGAGTATTAGATATGCAGAAAAATGGCATTGAGTTACCAGAGATTACACCTGAGCTTCTTAGAGCTTACGAAGATGATTTTTACTCACAGGTATTTGACTCTAATGGTAACATTATTGACGAAGCTACACAGTTTGCACGTAAAGAAGTTACACTTACACAAGAACTTACAGGCTTTGCAAAAGGTCTAAATGATGTGTTTACTGCTGCACCACTAGCCAAACCATTCTTTTTGTTCGCTAGAACTGGTGTTAACGGTCTTGCACTTACAGGTAAGTATACACCCGGTTTTAACTTCCTAGTCAAGGAGTTCAATGATATAGCTTTTGCAAACCCTAACGATCTTAGCAGTGTATCTAAGTATGGTATTTTTACACCAGAAGAATTAGCTAATGCTAGATCTTTACAACTAGGTAGATTTTCTATGGGATCTGCGGTAGTGTTTATGGCTGTACAGGCATGGATGCGTGGCGATCTTAACGGTAATGGCCCAGTAGATAGGCAAAAAAGACAGGTATGGCTAGACGCTAAGTGGGAGCCAAGAACTATTAAGATTGGTGATGTACGTGTAGGTTACGATCAGTTTGAACCATTTAACCTTATTATGTCTACAATCGCTGATGTAGGTGACGCAAGTGAACTTATGGGTGAAGAGTGGACAGAAAACCAGTTAGGCAAGATATCTCTTGTCATCGCACAAGCTATTACAAGTAAGTCATACCTAGCAGGCATACAGTCATTTGTAGACTTATTTGGTGGCAGACCCGGACAAGGCCCACGTATTGTAGCTGGATTAGCTAACAACGTTGTACCTCTTGCTGGTCTACGTAATGAAATGGGTAAACTATTTACACCATATATGCGTGAAATAAATTCCGGTATTATACAGTCTATACGTAATAGAAACTTGTTAACAGAACAGCTAGCTGGTGATAACAAGCTACCTATAAAGTATGATATGCTTAACGGTAAGCCTTTAAAAGATTGGGACTTTCTAACTCGTGCATTTAATGCTGTGAGTCCTGTAAGCTTAAACTTAGAGCAAAGTCCCGGTAGACAGTTATTATTCAATAGTGGATATGACTTACGTTTATCAACTTACTACGCTCCTGACGGAACTAAACTTACTAAAAATGCTGAAGTTAGATCTTTATTTCAACAAGCTCTTGGGTTACAAAATCTTGAACGTGAACTAGATAAATTAGCTAAAAATAAAAGAATACAAGCATCAATACAGCAGATGTATGATGATATAAAGTCTGGTAGACGTGGTGATTTTGACGTAAGAGATTACTACCATAATCAAATAATTGAACAGATGTTCTCAACTGCTCGTAAAAAAGCTTGGGCTTCAATTAGTAATAAAAGGTCTGTACAAGCACTTATACTGGATCAACGGGCTGGTAAGATAGAGCAACTTCAAAAACGAGTTAACACCGCAAACATCCTCAACATATACAAATAAATGGCAACAACATTCGTAGATTACACTGGGGATGGAAATGCGACAAAAGCGTTTTCTTTTCCCTCTATACAAGAATCTGATGTAAAAGTAGAAGTAGATAATGTCCTAAAAACGTCTGGTACTCACTATAATATTACAAGCTATACTACCACAGGTGGTGGTAATGTAGTTTTTACATCAGGTAATATACCAGCTAGCCCAGCAGATATTCGCATCTTTCGTGAAACAGATGTAGATACTCCAAAGGCTACATATACAGCAGGTGCGTCAGTTAAGGCAGCTGACTTAAATAGTAACCAAGAGCAAATACTGTTTGGTATACAAGAAGAGCAGAATCAAACAATACAAACACATGAGATAAAAGACTCAGCAGTCACAACTGCGAAAATCAAAGACGCTAATGTTACTACAGCTAAGATAGCAGACAGTAATGTTACTACAGCTAAAATAGCAGACAGTGCAGTAACATCTGCAAAGATTGCTGATGGTGCAATAGTCAATGCTGATGTCAATGCGTCAGCTGCTATTGCTGGTACAAAGATTGCACCTGATTTTGGTTCACAAAATATAGCAACGACTGGTACTGTAGATGGCAGAGATGTATCAGCAGACGGTACAAAACTTGATGGCATAGAAGCTGGAGCTACAGCAGATCAGACTAACGCAGAAATTAGAGCAGCAGTAGAAGCAGCAACAGACAGTAATGTATTTACAGATGCTGACCACACAAAACTTAATGGTATAGAAACGGCAGCTACAGCTGACCAAACTGCTAGTGAAATCAAAACACTACTACAATCTGATAAACTAACTTTGTCTGAGATCAATACTACATCTACAGACAGCAGATATTTTACAGAAACTGAACTAACAGGTGGTTCACTAGATGGTAGATACTTTACAGAAACTGAGTCTGATGCTAGATACTTTAGACAGGATTCTACTGAAACTATAGCTAGTGGAGATACATGGTCATCAGCTGATACTCACATTGCTACAACTGGTGCTATCAATGCTCGTATTGTTGACCTTATTGATGATGTTGGTGGTTTTACAGCTATAACAAGTGAGCAACACTTTCCTAATACAAACCCACAAGGTTCTACAGGACAGGCAGCTATACTTAGTATACAGGCTGCATCTACTACACTAACGCCCAGTGGTACAACAGTTACAATATCTAATGGTAACTTAGCTAACAATGCTAACATTACTATAACTGGTGTATCTTCTGCTATACCTACAGGGTTTGGTTTTTTAGTAGAATCAACTAGTACCTTACATACTTATAGCTTTCACAGACTTGTACCCAAGGCTACAGAGGTTACAACAGTTGCAGGCATAGCTAGTGCTATATCTACAGCAGCAACAAACGTAGCAGATATAAATAACTTTTCTGATATCTATATTATTAGTGGTAGTGCTCCTACACAAAGAGCAGACGGTTCATCATTACAAGAAGGTGATCTATGGTTTGATAGTTCTAACGACAACTTACAAGTTTATACTGGTAGTTCGTTTTCTATTATTACACCGTCTCAGTCAGTTCTTGATGACGTAGCTATTGTATCAGGTGCTATAACATATAGTGAAGACTTAGGTCTTATCACAAATGCTGCATCTACAGGTAGCTCTAACGGGTCACTTGACATAGTTGCAGATGCACTAGAAGACGAGATAACATTTGCTGTTACAGTTGTAAACTCTGGTGGTAATAAATATGTACTAGATGGTGATACTTCTAACCCTGCTAAAGCTATTACATTACATAAAGGCTGGACATATACTTTTGACCAAAGTGATAGTAGTAATGCTAATCATCCTTTAGTATTTAAAACAGACTCAGGTGCTTATACTACAAACGTAACAGTTACAGGTACAGCTGGTCAAGCAGGTGCAAAGGTACAGATTGTAATACCAGAGTCACAGCCTACAGGGTTTAGATATTATTGTAGTGTGCATGGTAACTCTATGGGTAACACTATAACTGTAGTAGAAGACCCAATCAAAGCTGTAGCTGATATTTCAGCAAATGTTGTAACTGTAGCTGGTATAGCTGGTAACGTAACAACAGTAGCAACTAATAACTCAAACGTAACAGCTGTAGCTAATAACTCAAGCAATATTAATTCTGCTGTAAGTAATGCATCAAATATCAACAGTGCAGTTTCTAATGCGTCAAACATTAACTCAGCAGTTTCTAATGCTTCAAACATTAATACTGTTGCTGGTTCTATCGGTGACGTAAACAGATATGCTAACGAGTATCAAATATCTGCTAATGCACCGGGGTCTCCTAGTGCTGGTGACTTATGGTTTGATACTACTAACAACACACTTAAGAACTACAACGGATCTGCATGGCTAGGTATTACATCTAACTCTGGTATTCAGAATGTGGCAGACGATACGTCACCACAGTTAGCAGCTACGTTAGATGGTCAAAACAACAACTTAACAAACATCGGTACTATAGATGGTGCTAACTTACAACTCGACTTTGGAACTTTATAAATGGCAAAATTATTAAAACTAAGACGTGGTACAACCACACAACATGGTAGCTTTACTGGAGCCGAGGGTGAAGTTACAGTAGATACAGACAAAGAAACTCTTGTCGTACACGATGGCTCAACAGCTGGTGGTCATCCAGTAGCAGCAGAAGATATGGCTAACGTATCTTCCGCTTCTATTGCTGGTAGACTAGGTACAGATTCTATAGCAGTAGGTAAGATTGCTGCTGGTACATTACCTTCAGATGTAAAAATTGCAGACGCTAACATATCTGGTAACTTAACAATCGAATCCGCAGACA